TTTTGTTTGTTATCATACACCCATATTAACCTAACATTAGGTATATGTCAATAACTATTTTTCAACTAACAGTACCAACAATTATAACTAACGTTAGGTAAGCTACTTAGGAAAGTATTTTTTTTTTCACAAGAAAACACATAGAAAAAACACCATGGTACCAAAAGAGATTAATACATTGAATTGCAATGAGTTATGTAAAATAAACTGAAAAATGCGGTAAAATATATAATAATATAAGTATATACTTATATATATATGATATAATATAGATTAGGCAGAATATGCCATTAATAGGAGCCGTAATACTACTTAATATTATATATACCACTCATGATTATCTGGTTATGACTTTGAATCTTTGAACCTATGCTATAACTTCACTCATAGTTATAAGCTAGAGAAAACACGGAAAAAAGACACCAAAATCTTTTTTCCTCGTTTTCTTTCACGTCTGTATGAGTAATATGAGTTATATAACTATATGACAATAACTAGAATTAGAAACAATACTTAAATGACTGACCGCCGATACCACCACTCTCTATAGCCTACGCGTTTAATCCTCTTAATGAATTAGCGCGGCATAAGCGAGGCTTAAACCTCTTTTAGCAGAAATTTTCACTTTTGTCAAGTACCTATTTTAAGAAAATCACTTTAAATGTATATAACACTAAGAATAAAAAAATTTCAACAAAATAATTATGTTACAAAAATGTAACATTTTTTTAAGCAAAAAAAGAGAGTTATCTAACCTAAATGTAGCTATTGACAAGTATAAAAAACATAGTATATTCCGAATTTGACAAGTATAAATAATGTGTTATATAGCTATTTGACAATAATAATTTATGTGCTATAAAATAACACTTGACAATGCTAAAATATGTTGTATACTTGTAGACATTATGACAAGTACACATGTCAACAAGTCGAAAGTCAGTCGGTTCAAGCGAAAATCAAAGAAAGAAGAATTAACACAAAAACAGCAACTGTTCATAAAGTACTACAATGGAAGCCCTAAAGAGGCCGCACTTAAAGCAGGTTATTCAAAGAGAGCAGCTAAGTCTATCGGATACGAGAACATGACGAAGCAAGCCATAGTCCAAGCTATCAAAGAAAAGAATGAAATTAAGCATAATAAAATCAAGCAAAAACTTATTTCAAATGATGAATTGCGTGTCTGGTGGCAGAACATAATGGATAGTCCAGATTATGACATAAGCACACGCATTAAGTGTTCAGAGCTATTAGGCAAATCAAAAGCAATCTTCATAGACAATGTTAAGCATACTGGTAACATGGTCCAGTTCGTGATTGAACGGCCACAGATTGATTCTAAGCCACCAATGAAGAAGATCGAAGGCAAAGAGGTGCAGTACCTCATAGAGGACAAGAGCAACCATGAAACGTGAAATAATATTGTGTGACATATGCTATAGAGAGCTTGACAAGAGCATAGAAGGCGAGAGTATATACTACCTGCCTGACTTGTCGTTGAAGGTCTACAAGTGCATAGAGACTCAGCAATTGGATACTATACTAAGCAACAATGATTTACATGATTTAGATCTATGTCGTGTTTGTGCTGAGAAACTGAGCTATTTATACAAACAATTTGTAACACAATTGAGAGGTTAAATTGTATGCATAATGAATACAATTGTTGTGAGTATTGGAAGAAACAAAGAGACTGGTATAACAAGTTCTTTGCACGTCAAGACAATAACTATAGCTTGGCACCTTTTGTCAAGCATATGATCATGGTCAAGTACTGTCCAGAGTGTGGAACAAGATTAATATAGTATGCACAATGCATACAAAAAGGAGAGGTATGTTTGTACAATATGATGGTGAAGAGCTAGCTAATTTGGACAATATTTGCACAATCAGTCTGTGCGAGGAATACCTGACTATATATGACATATATCAGAACTATGAGAATATCAAGTTTGACACTAGCGAAAGAGCACAGAAAGCTTATAACAAAATTGTAGCAAGTTTAAAGAACAGAGGCGAACTAATTGATTTAAGCGAATAATGGCACAAAAACACCTCGATAATTTGCAATAATTGAAATTTATCTGTACTTATATACTGATTATTGCCGATTTTGGACGTGTTTTGAGAACAAAATATTATGAAAGAGATAATAAAAGGTAACATAACGCAAAAGAGGATCAAGCTTACACTATATCAAGACGCCTTCTACTTCTCTGAATCTAGGTATCCGGCTTTGATCTCTGCTATTGGTACTGGTAAGACATTCATACTATTGCTCAAGATCATGAACTTCTGTAGAATGTATGCTAATAGCTTAGCTCTTGTAGTAAGGAAAGAATACACTGACTTGAAAGATTCGACGTGCCGAGACTTTGAGAGGTACTTCAATTGTGTTATTCCTAATAGCAAGGACTACATTCTAAGTAACAAGTCACGTATCATGTTCCGCCATGGAGCAGAGTTGAACGTACTGAAGAATATTAACCTGTCTATATTTGGCATAGAACAGGCGGAAGAGTTTGAAACCGACGAAACGTTTGACTTTCTTCGTGACCGTTTACGTCGAGACAATTCACCATTACGTCAAGGGTGCGTCATTGCTAATGCTAATGGTCATAACTGGCTATGGAAACGGTGGATTAATAACAATCCAGATCCTTCAAGGTATTTCTTGCAACAAGCTAACACATTTGACAATGCTCATAATTTACCAGCTGATTTCATAGAAGATCTTAAGACAATGAAAGAAGAGGCTCCTAATCATTACAAGCGATTTGTAGAGAACAGTCATGAAGAGGTTGACGAAGGAGATGTGTTATATCCATATCAATTAATAAAGAAGTCAACGGAGTTGCAGTTCAAGGACTTACATCAAGGCATTAATCTAATGGGTGTTGACGTGTCAAGGTTTGGCAATGACAGGAGTTGTTTTATAATCATTCGGAAATGTGTAGAGGGCTGGAAACAGATTTATTTAAAGACGTATACACATTTAGACACCATGTCGTTGACTGGTCGATTGGTTGATCTGGTAAGGACTTACTCTCCAAAGCACGTTTACATAGATGATATTGGAGTAGGGGGCGGAGTGTATGACAGAGCGGTTGAGGTTTTGGACAAGCATAAGGTTAGTGTGTTACCTTACAGAGCGAACGAGAAACCAGTTAATGACATGTACGTGTATAAGAAGGACGAGGATTTTTTCAGGGTATTTGATCTGTTAAAGAACGAGGAGTTGCAGTTAATGAAGAACGAGGAGCAGGAAGAGGATTTGCAGTTAATACGGTATGATTTCAAGTCTAACGGTAAGAAGCACGTATTAGGGAAAGATGTTTTGAGAAAACAAGGCATCCGTTCTCCTGACATAGCGGACACGTTGTCTATGTGCTGTGCTTTGATTCCTTTGGTTCCTATATATGATAGGACGAAGAACGTGTTTGTTGATGGGTATAAGACTGTAACGCCTGCAACGGAACGGATAATAATAAGAGGAGGTTATTAAACAATATTAATAAGAAGAACTGAACATGATAATATGCAATAATTGTATGAATTTTATGAAAGGGTCATGTAAATTAGGGAATGAGGTAAAATACCACATGTTTTCAGATGGAGGTTTTAAGTATTATAGCAAGAGTTGTCCTATGATTCAGGTGGACGAAGAAGAGAGAGGTATAAGTCCGATAAATGATTTTCCATATGATTGGTCATACATAAATGAAAACTGACGATTTAGAGACTGAGACCTTAGAATGTATGTTGACTATGTTTCAGAATAGAATCATGCCGATAAAGTTATTATTTGAATTATGTGACGATGACAAGGTATTGACTGATGTATTAGCCAAGTTATTGGCGATACGTGTAGGAATAGAACACGAGTTAAATGCTCGTAAATTCATAGATGGGAGTTTAATGGACGAATAACATATGCGGGGAAGTGGTAATGTTAAATGAAACAGAAAATATATTGCATTAACAAAAAATGCGGTACAAAAATGAGCAAAAAGTTTGCAAGGCTTGTCAAAGAAGTTGACGGTAAGAAACAGTATATATGTGCTAATTGTGCTATTGAGGCATTGATTAAGCTATGTACTAAGTTGCAGGAACAGGTAATGGTGCAGGAGAAGAGAGAAAAGCAACAAAAGGAGGGAAGAGACAAGTTAATATTGCCAAAGGGGGTATAAATGAAAGGGGATTTAGACATATTTGTATGTGAAGGTTGCGGTGAAATTGTTTGCGGTGACCAAGGGTTATATAATTTTAAACGTTGTGAGAACTGTATGAGTAATGGGCTTGACAGATTGAACAATGAATATTCAGAGTTTTTAGGAAAGGAGCATAGTGATGAGTAATCAGAATCTATCTGAAGAAGCTACTATAATAGTATTAACAAAAGACGGGAAACATTATACTAAAGCTTCTGCTACTGGAGAAATTAGTGTTAATTCTCCAAATGGCATGAAAGAGTATGTAATTTTAGGAGAAGGAGAAGAGAATGAAAATAACTAAAGAAGTAATATTGCTATTGTTAGGTTGTGCATGTTTACTGAGTATAACGGTATATTACCATAAGCTCAATAAGTATCGAAGAACAAATGACAAGAATATAACACAAATTGTGCAAATTCTAAAGAAGCACGAAGGCGGATTAAACGTAAACGGACAATGCATAAAACAATTGTGCATAATGAACAAGATTAAGCCTGAATTAGACAAGGCAAGCGGGAAAGTTTCATTCAAGAAGCTTCAAAGTAAAACTGTTGCAGTAAAATAATAAATGAGGAGTGATTATGGAAAAACCAGATATATTTGATAAACTTTTACTAATACTTTATAAAAGTTTGATGATATTTATAGTTTTATTACCTTTTTTGATAATATCAAGTTATGTTGTTTCAAATCATATTAACAAACGAAATAATGAAACCTGTCGATATGTAATTGAACGAATTTGCGATACTATAGATCAAAAATAGAAAAAGTGTATAAAAAGTATACACTTGACATTTAAATACTTTTGTGTTATAATAATAGGCGAAAATAATGGGAATGGTTTTTTTAATGATTTTTAACCATTAGTCATTTTTTCTTTCATTATTATTATACATTTTCCAGGGAGACTTGGAAGGACTAAGGACAATGCGGTGGCCGCATACACTGTATTGTCCTTTTTTTTATTTATGGGGGAAATTTGGGTAAAAAGCTGTCTATTCAAAGTATTGCCAGAGTAAATTCAAAGAACAAACGTCAAAATT